CCTTAAAACACAAGTAAATTGTGTAATAATATAAATAACAATAAAATTAACTTAAATTAAATAAAATGGCAAAAAGAAAAACCCCTAAAATGGATAAGATAAAATCAATAGAAACTTCTGAGTTAGAAACAATTCAAGATTTAGTTTCAAAAACAAATCAAGGTAACTTAGAAGTAGGTAGACTTGAAACACAAAAACATAGAATAATACACGCTATGCAAGAGAACGATAAGGTTATGCAAGCATTACAAGAAAAACTAGAAGAAAAATACGGAAAGGTTAATATAGATATTAAGACAGGTGAGATTTCACCCCTTGAAGTAGAAACAACAATTTAAAAAATAAAAAATGGCAAAAAATTCATTACATGACTTAGCATCTGGTGCTTTTGGGCAAAACGGATCAGTGTTTATAAACAGTCAAAATACTGTTAAACCAAACGATATAGATCAATATTTCCACGCTATCACTTTCGTTACTAACACTCAGTTTCAAGCAAACGCAGATGGTTTGGTTTCTAACGTATCTGAACGTGCAACAAGAACCACAACTACTGGTGCATTAACTGACGTAAGTATGTCTTTTAATAGTACAAACGGTGGTGAATTAGGTACTGGTGGTTCTCCTACTGGAACAATTGTATTTCCAGCTGGTCTAACTATTTATGGTAGATGGTCACAAATCAAGCTTCAAAGTGGCCAGTGTGTAGCTTATTTAGAAAGCTAACATGGCTAAAACATCAGGATTACCTTTAGGTTTAATATGGAGAGACTTTGCAACAGACTGGCCAGCACAGGCTTATCCTGCAGGTCCAACACCTTGCACTGTTCAACAAATTAATACAAGTGGGTCGAGAGGAGTTTATAGAATGACTTTAGACGCTGGTACAGATGTTGGTGTTGTGCGTATAACATTTAACACTGGGGCTTACTTACTTCCTGGAGATGTAAGTGGTGGCCCAGCTAGAACTGCTAATTCTTTAGGTGACAGACTTGTTTGGAGTCATGGTATATATAATAACCAAGATTCTGGATCTAGTATTGGTGGAAGTTTTTTTGAAAACTCAATAACAGGAACTGGAGATGTGCCTATTATTACTAAAGACAGCGAAAATCTTACAACCGCTTCAAATTTAGAGCGAGTTAGGCAATTAGGGTTTATAGGTGGTGAAAAATTTTACGTAAAAAATGTAGCTGGTGTTGGTGTAAAAATTATAGCTATTAGCAACTTAAGGGGATCAGTACCAAGTTCTCCCGCACATTATGCTAATACTACCGGTGCTAGTGGTGGTACTTTCACACAAAGTTCAGATGGTGTATACACTAATATAGATTTGTTTGATTGGGACGACACATTAAACAGTGGTGCTGGTGGTTTTGTAAACACATCAAATACAACCGGTGTACGAACCAATGTTGGTCCTTATTCTGGGTGGAAAGATAGAAGTAGTGTCTACCCTAAAGTTACAATATACCCGAACATGAAAACTCATGATAACACTGATGATGGTGATTATTTTGATTTAGAAACCGCTTGGCCGTCGTCTGGTACTCTTGGTTTGCAACTACACACTGCTGGTCAAACTAATAGTATTCAACAAAGCGAAATGTATTACCCAAGTTTTCACGCCAATAGAAACAACACGTATTGCGTTCCTGTTGTGCCAGGTAATTCAAGTAATGGTATTGTTACATTGACTATTGAAGCACCATTGTTTGGTACTTGGTTTGGTATTGCTTACGGATGTCCAATAGACATGGAGGTTGCTGATAGTGGTAAACACAAATTAACTAGATCAGCGGTAACAACTAATTGGAATCAAACATGTAATAGAGGAGGTTCTGTTGCAAATGTGTATCACATGCCAGTAGACGCTTATGGTGGTGTTAACCCTGCTTCTGTAGGTAGAGATGAAAATGGTATTCCTTTAAAAACAATAAACACTTATTCAACGGATTTAGACCATGACGACGACCACAGTGGTGTGCCAATGGGTCATAGAGTTGTTTCTGAAGTTAGAGGTTCTGATGGTAGAGATTTGTGGGAAAACCTAGTTACTACTAAATATATAACTGAAAACGGTAGAGGTTCTTGGAAAACAGCTATGAACGGTGGTACTGATCCAGACACGTTGATAAGAGATTGGTACGGAATGGTAGATGCTGTAGAGTGCTCGGGTAGTTTTAGTTTTCCCGCAAGCGATCAAATAACTTGTCCTAGTTTTTCTGTTGTAAGTGGAGCGCCTTCAACTGCAGCGGCAGTTCCTGAGGTAGGTGATTTATTAGTTACTGGTAGTGATAATACTTTTGGTAACAATGGTGTAACTAGTAATGTAACTGTTACAGCTGTTAGTGGCCAAACAATAACGGTTAGTGGTATGTCAATGACAACTTCAGCAGCTTTTAGTGGTTTAACACCTACAATTACATTTGTAAAAATGGGAGATACACAAACAAAAGGTTATCTTAACCCTACTGTTTATAATGGCAGCACTACAGATCTTAGCACTATACCTGGTCAACCAGCAGGTGATATAGGTATAAGAGATTATTTGTTTGAAGATAGGTATGGTGCAACGCCATTACCTGATGGTTTTTACAAGATAATTGATAAAAACGGCGTTAACAATGGTAATGGTGGTAAGAAAAGAGTTAAAGTAAAAGACGGTATAATAATAAAATGTAGAAACTGCTTTGGCTCTGTAAAAAGTAGATAATAATAAAATAAAATAAAATGAGTAAACTAATACGAAAAATAAGTATTGGTAAAGATTATAAAAATGACGCAATGCACTACTCTGTTGGGCAAGAGGTTTATGGCGGGCATACTATATGTGACATTTTAGAATCTGAAACTAAATACAGTGTTTATATTAAAAAAGGAAAAGATGTTTTACCTTGGAAAGATTTTAACAAAAACATGGCTGTATCTGTAGAATATAACTTACAGTATTAATGAAAGCTGTACATGATTTTATAATTAGCCCACTAAACAAAAGATACAACAACACAAAGAAAGTAGAAGACAAAAAGTTAATATTAAATACAGAAATATTTAATCATAAGCATGTAAGTAGAAATGGTATTGTTAAAAAATTACCTAGAGTAAACTACACTAACATAAAAGTTGGAGATGAAGTTGTTGTTCATCATAACGTGTTTAGAAGATGGACAAACATGAAAGGTGTTGAGAAAAATAGTAGATCTTTTTTAAACGAAAACGAGTATTTATTATCTAAAGATCAAATATATATACACAGAAGTAGTGGTGGTGATTGGAAAGCTTTAGATGGTTATTGTTTTGTAAAACCTATAAAATCAATTGATACATTTAGTGCTGACACAGAAAAACCTTTAATAGGTATTATGAAGTACGCTGATAAATCATTAATTAAAAACGGTGTTAACAACGGTGATTTAGTAGGCTTTAGTCCAGATGATGAGTATGAATTTATTGTTGATGGACAAAAGATGTATAGAGTTATGTCACAATTTATTACAATTAAATATGAATATCAAGGAAACGAAGAAGAATATAATCCAAGCTGGGCATAGAGCAGTAGAGGAGTTGATCAAGGTTGCTAAAGAAGACATTGTTGATAGTGACGATGATATATCTGCTGATAGATTAAAAAATGCTGCAGCTACAAAAAAGCTAGCTATATTTGACGCATTTGAAATACTTAACAGAATACAAGAAGAAGAAAACTTGCTTGAGGGAAAAACACCTGAAGAGGAAGAGAAAAAAGTCTTTAGAGGATTCGCAGAAGGCAGATCTAAGTAATGTACGAGCAAAATTTAATTAAGACGGTAGAGCCTATAAAAAAAACCACTATAAACAGATTAAACAAAGGCAAGAAATGGAGGTATGGATATAACAAAGAGCACGATATTGTAGTTATATCTAAAAGCGGGCAAATAGGCGAAATAGTTGAAATACAAAACTTTCAAATAGCACTGCCAAAACAAACTAATGTTTACGTTAATGAAAGTAAGAAATGGGAGCAGTTTGAATACCCGAAAGAATTAAGTAGGCTTAAAAATATATTTGACTGGCGTAGTTATCCTGAAGAAAAAAAATCACAGTGGTTTGATTATATAGATGAAGAGTTTAGTAGAAGAGATAACGGTTTTTGGTTTAACAACAATGGAACACCAACATATATAACAGGTACACATTACATGTATTTACAGTGGAGTAAAATTGACGTAGGTGCACCAGACTTTAGAGAAGCTAATAGAATATTTTATATATTTTGGGAAGCTTGTAAAGCAGATAAAAGATGTTATGGTATGTGTTACCTTAAAAACAGACGATCTGGTTTTTCTTTTATGTCTTCAGCAGAAACAGTTAACCAAGCTACATTAGCAAGTGATAGTAGATTTGGTATACTCTCTAAAACAGGTGCAGATGCTAAAAAAATGTTTACAGACAAAGTTGTACCAATATCAGTTAACTATCCGTTCTTTTTCAAACCGATTCAAGACGGTATGGACAGACCTAAGTCTGAGCTTGCTTATAGGGTTCCTGCAAGTAAGTTCACGCGTAAAAAGATTGTTGCTAATGAAAAGCAGGAAGACTTGGCTGGACTTGATACTACTATTGATTGGAAAAATACAGGCGACAACAGTTATGATGGAGAAAAACTTAATTTACTAGTACATGATGAAAGTGGTAAGTGGGAAAGACCTGATAATATATTAAACAACTGGCGTGTTACAAAAACATGTCTAAGATTAGGTAGTAGAATTATTGGTAAGTGTATGATGGGATCAACATCTAACGCGCTAGATAAAGGAGGTAATAACTTTAAAAAACTATATGGTCAATCAGATGTTACTAAAAGAAACAGAAATGGACAGACAGCGTCTGGTCTATATTCTCTTTTTATCCCAATGGAGTGGAACTACGAAGGATTTATTGATGAACACGGATGCCCAGTCTTCGATAATCCGAGTGATGAAGTGTTTGACCCACATGGGGAATTAATAGATGTAGGTGTAATAGAGAACTGGCAAAACGAAGCTGACGGTTTAAAAAATGATCAAGATGCACTAAATGAATTTTACAGACAGTTTCCAAGAACAGAGGAGCATGCATTTAGAGATGAGACTAAAAATAGTATATTTAATTTAGTAAAAATATACGAACAGATAGATTATAACGAAGAAATGGCTAGCTCACTAGGTATTACACAAGGAAGTTTTCAATGGGTTAATGGTAAAAAAGATACACAGGTAATTTTTTATCCAAATAAAAACGGTAGATTTAAAGTAAGCTGGACACCTCAAGTTCATTTACAGAACAAAGTTATAATTAAAAATGGTGTTAAGTGGCCTGGAAATGAACACATGGGTGCTTTTGGTTGTGATAGCTACGATATATCAGGAACTGTAGATGGTGTAGGTTCTAAAGGTGCTTTACACGGATTAACTAAGTTTAGTATGGAGGACGCGCCGGCTAATACATTTTTCTTAGAGTATCTAGCTAGACCTCAGACTGCAGAGATGTTCTTTGAAGACGTTCTAATGGCATTAGTATTTTACGGGATGCCTTTACTCGCAGAAAACAATAAACCTCGCCTACTGTACTATTTACGAAGGCGTGGTTATAGAGGTTTTAGTATGAACAGGCCAGATAAAATATGGAATAAATTATCTGTAGCAGAAAAAGAAGTGGGTGGTATACTTAACTCAAGTGAAGATATAAAACAAGCTAACGCAGCGGCTATGGAAAGGTATATAAAAAGCAACGAGGGAATGGCACAAGATGGTACTTTTGGTAATTGTTATTTTAATGAATTACTAAACGACTGGGCTAAGTTTGATATAAACAAAAGAACAAAGCATGATGCTTCTATTAGTTCTGGTCTTGCTATAATGGCAAATAACAAGCATCTTTATCGACCAAACGCTATAATAGAAAAACCAAAACTAAATATAAAT